TCTATCCCGCGCAATCGGCGTCTAGTATTTGCGCCAACCGCGCCCTTGTTTGGTGGGGGTGGATGGGGTATTTTGCGCAGGCAAGGCGACCTCCGAGCCGGGGCGTGTCGCTGGAGGGTAATTCCCCATTCCCCGGCAACTAACCAGCGCAGGCGGCGTCGATCAGCGTGATAAGCTGGAAGCCCGCCATCAGCGCCCGGTCGTCTTGGGTGTCCACCAAGGCCGCCGAAAGATCGGCCCGCGCCTGCCGCGTCTCTTCGCAGATAACAGCACCGGAAACCGGGGGCGGCTCATTTGGTGTTTGGGTCGCGGGAACGCAGGCGCTCACGCATAGCGCCAAGATCGGCGGCAGCTTCCACATTGCGCATCCTTTCGCGGGTGGCATCTGCCCCGGCCCTTTCGCGGGCCAGGGCATCGAACTTGGCGTTCTCGACAAGCGCGTCCTCGTAATCGCGCTGCATCTTCTGGTCGTGCAGGTATTCACGCAGCGCGGCGAATAGGGCTGAGAAGAACGCGCGCCACATGTCAGCCGATCTTCTTCGTCGCGGTGACGCGGCCCCAGATGGCAAGCAGGCCGCCGACCAGGGTGATGGCCTCGCCAACAAAACTGGTCAGTGCCACTTGATCTTCTGCGGTGATGGTATAGCCGACCATTGATGCGACAACGGACAGAACGACAATGATGCCGCCCCAGACGGTTTTGGACGCAAGCAGTCCTTTGGTTTCTTCCATGGGTCTAGTCCTTCAATATGCCCACATGCGCCAGAGCGGCGTTTTAAGGGGCGTTGCGGTTGTGGGTGGTGCAGATGCCTAGGCGAGTGAGGCGGCCATCTGCGGGGCCGCTTTGGTGGTCAGGCTGGGTAAACGCGCCGGTCCAATTCGAAGTGCGGGCCATCGCGGAAGGAACGCCAGTCGCCGCCCCAGACGATTGCCACGCCTTCGGCCTTCGCGGCGGCTTTCACGGCGGGCGCAATCCGGTGATAGAGAGGCCAATCAAAGGCGATCTTGCCGTTAGGGCCGACCGGCACAATGTCCACCGCATGGCCGGTGATGTGGCGGCTGTTCATTGTCTTGGACGCGCCCGCCCGCACAAGCTGGCGTTGCCGTTCAACTGTCCGCAGACCTTCGATCACCACGAAGTCGATCGGGCTTTCCTGTAGCGCCCGGTCGAATACCCGGCGCAAGTCAGGGTGGATTCCTTCAAGGGCTTTGAGGCTGCGCTTTGACCACGTTCTCATTTCGGCCCCCCAAAGTTAGCCCATGCCATCAGCGCGGCAATGACGGCCCCGATTGCTACCAGCCAACGGGCGACGTAAAGCACCCCGTCCGCCGTGCGCTTGCCGCTTTCGATTTCCACCGTCACCTCCGCCATGCGCTGCAACAGCGGCTTGTCGCCGTGGCCGATCTGCGGTTCCATCAGCGCCTTGTGCATGTCGTGGACCATGGTGAAGGTCTTGACCCGCATTGTCTCGGCCTCGGCCACAAGGCGCGCGGCGGCGGCCACATCTTCCTTGATCTTGGCGTGATCGCGCTTCAACTCGGCCACGGCGATCTTGATCTCGCTGATGTGGTCATCGGTCTGCGTCTTGGGCACCATTTAAGAAGGCTCCGTTATTCGCCCAAGGGCGCTGGTGTGGTGGGGTTATTGAACGTCGATAGCTACGGGGCCGAAATAGTCGCCCACCCCGCCGTTGACTTGTGCAAAGCCGCTTTCAGAGATGGTTGAGGCGTCGTTGCCGGATTTGACCTTTGACCTTGCGCCGGTCGCGTTGGACCCGACAGGGATAAAGCATGTCTGGTTGTTTGTGTTGTGGAATGACACCAAAACCGGCTTTGTCCGATCAATGACGGACAGCGCGGCAACGTCAGTGACATGGATGCTGTTGAAATTGGCTGGCGAAGCATTGGCCGCGCCGAAGGTCAGCCGCGTCGGGGTTGCCGCAAACTCAAAACTACCCGCCACGTCCACCGCGTTGCCGATGAAAATGTCTGACACTTGATTGCCGATGGCAAGGCGGAAATCCGAATAGCCCGAAGCCGGGAATACACCGGCTTCAAACCTCGTGCGGAGGGTGAACCCATTCCAGCCGGAAGAGCCAATTTGCAGGGCCGTTCCTGCCTTGAAGGTTTCGGTCCAAACAAAATCAGCGTAGCTGTCCATCTCGACAAGCCCGATAGTCTGATCACGCGTGTCGCTCCAAGTTCCGCCGACCTGTGTTGTCAAGTCATTGAGGTTGAAAGAGCGTCGCGCCCCGAAAAGCTGGTTCGAATAGCTGGTGTCTTGGGCTGACGCCCCAGTCGGGCAGTAGTAGGACAGTATAAGGTTTTGCGTCCCGTCATAGGCAAAATCCACATCGTCGCATTCAACCCCGGATGACGTGATGGTCACGCCAGGATTGCCGCCAAAGAAGATTTGTGTTGGGGTTGCCGAGTAGACCGTTCCTGTCCCGACCCCGATATAAGCCTTGGTGATCTGAAGCTGGTTTGGGCTGACCGTCGCCCACCGCGCCCGAAACTTTGATGCGGATGCAGGCAGCAAGAAACGGTCCAAGGCTGTGCGCATGGTATAGTTGGCCCAACCGGGGACATTAAGGCCCAGCGTGGTGTCCATCGTTTCTTGCCACACCGGCGTTGGCGCGGGGTTAACAAGCCGAGATGCCGCCGTGGCCCCCAAAAACCGCGCGACGATTGGGAACATCAGACTGCCTCCAGGTCGCCGGTCAGATCCCAGCCGTCAGTGCTGATCTTGACCAGTGCGGCGGTTGATCCGTTCTTGCGCAGTTTCAGTGTTTCCGGGGTGTTGACCGTCACGCCACCCGATGCAACCACCGTGACCTGCCCGGCCCCGGCCTGCCTGATCTGGATGATGGTTCCAACCGGGAATGCCACCGATGCGTTGGTTGGCACAGTCAGGTTGACGGCACTGCCGGAAGTCATGCGCACGTATTTGCCAACATCTGCAAGAACCAAGGTATAAGCCCCGCCTTGGCTGTTGACCGACACGACCTGCGGGATTTCCGCCGCCACCGCCGCCGCGAAGTTGCTGATGGTCGAAGCAAGCTGCGTTCCGGTGTGGGTGGCACGATCCCGCAAGGATGCGTCCGAGGCGTTGGCCGTGGCCCCGTCTGCCACGTTCAGAAGCGCCCGCTGCGCCGCCGCGTTGGCCGCCGTAAGCATGGACCGGCCCGCCGCCGTGCTATCGCTGATTTCGCTCGCCGGATGGGTATGGGCAGAAGGCGGGAATGTGGATGGCTTGCCGGTAATGTCATCCCAGGTTGATGCACCACCGCCACCGCCTTCCACATCGGCCCAGCCCGTCGCAAAATCGGTGTTGGCAATCTTGACCAAAGCTTGCCCGGTCGCGCCGCCAGCCGGAATGCGCCCGCCCGCGTCGATCACAATCGGGCGTTGCGGCCTGCCGGGAATGATCGTGTTGCTCATGCCTTACATCTCCGCATTGGCGCTGTAGACCGTGATAAAGCTGACGGTCCCGGTTGCGGTTGTCTGCGCGGTCGCCCGAAAACCATCCGCGCCGATAAACTCGGCATAGGGGGTGCCGACCGAGATGATTTCATCGTCAAAAAGCCGGGTGACGGTCGGGGCAACCCGCTTCTGCGTGGCGAAGCTGACAACCGAACCGATGAAGCGCCCGATGGTCGCGCTTTCGCCAATGACGCCCGCCCGAAGGTTCTCAAAATACCGCTGGCAGTGCGCCAGTTCTTCGCTGAACGTCAGGCGCTCAAACGGGGTCGCGGTTTCGCCAAGTTCAAGCTGCACGTCTGTGAAGGTGCCGCCGGTAAAGCGCACCGTGACATCCGTGTCGTAGGGCAAGCCGAAGGTGGCTTCCTTTGCCCGTGCAATGCCGTTGACCGTGCATGTCGCCGTGCCGGTCCAGTTGATCACATAGGTGCCACCCTCGATGTTGCGCCCCTCAATCTCCTGCTCCACGCCGCCAGCCGGGGCCGTCATGGTGCGCCGCGCTTCCGTGCCGATAAAGGTCAGGCTTTGCCCCGAGGTGACAACCCGCCAGCGGTCGAGGGTGTATTGGTTCGCCGCGCCCGTCGCCGTGCCGCTGACATAGCCCCGCGCGTTGACCCGGCCTTGCCCGTTCATGATCCGGTTGCGGCCTGCAAGCTGCGTGTTTGCCGTTGCCATGGACACAGCTTCGATAGCCGCCTGCACGTCCGTCGCTGGCACTTCCGCTGTCGGTGAAAAGCTGATCTGCGAAGCGCCGGATCCGTTTGCCTGCACCAAAGATACGGGGTCCAGGGTGTAGAGCGTCACATCGTCCGACGTGGTGACAACCACCTTGGCCGCCGTTGCCGTGACGTAGCGTTGCGGGAAAATGCCGCTGGCGTCCGCAATGATCGGGTTGGCCGCTGGCACCACCCCGGCAAGGTCGGAAAACACGTCCAGAAGCGTCGCCGTGCCGGTCTGATAAACGGTCATTTTCGCGCCCGGCACGGTGTAGCCGTTCAGGTCAAGGACGCGGCTGGGGTTGCCGATGATCTGGTTTGCCATTGGGGGGAGTTTCCTCTATGATAGCGGCCCGATTGGAGGCCACATGGACCCGCGTTTCTTGCCGTTTCAGATTGCCGCCGGGCTGCTCTTGGCAGCCGCCGTGCTTTGGATGATGCGGATGGGGATAGCGATTTACCGGAACAACGCCGGGGTGAGGGGCTTGTTTGGTGGCGCTATGTTCGTCGGGGGCATGGCCCTTGGGTGGGCTGTTGTTTTAGCAGGGTTCGGCGCTTAGGGCCGGGCCAGCGCGTTCCGTGCGTCTTCGGTGAACGGGATCAGGCCCGCTGCCGTTGCCGTGCCGATCCGCGACGTTGCCGGGTTCACCAGTTGGTTGGCTAGGTAATTCTGCACCGGGCCAGACATGCGGATTGCGCCAGAGATCGCAGGCAAGGCAAGCCCTGCCATTGCCCCGATAGGCGCGCCCCAACCGCCCATGCCCGCGCCGATGCTTGCACCGATGGCTGCAGGAAGCGAACCAGCCGGGAGCATCGCGCGGATGCCCGCCGGGGTGCCAGAGTTGGGCAGGGCTTCCATGACTTCGCCACCGGCCCGCGCCAGTGCGCCAAGATCGCCACGCTTGCCGCGCGCATAGGATGACGCGCCCTGCTGGATGACGGAAGCCCGCACCCGCGCGGGGGAAAGCAGGCCGTCGCCTTCACGCAGGGCTGACTTCTGGATAGCGAGGAAGTTGCGCCACTCGCCCCGCGCCGTTGCCAGCCGCGCCACATCATCCGCCCGGCCCGCTGCGTTGAGCGAGGTTGCCAGCATGTCGTCAATGGTCTCCAGCGCCATGCGGGCTGCGTCACGGGTTGCCGCATCCGCGCTGGTGGTTAACTTGGAAAGGCTCGATCGCCAAGTGTTGACCGTTGAAGCCGGGATCGTATTCCCGCCCCGGAAAGCGTTGGTCACGTCCTTGAAGATGGAACTCACTAGTGGGGCTTGGTTGCCGGTCGGGGCGAGGCTCTTGTATTCGGCAACCGCCTTTGAAAGCGCCGTGATGCTTTGGCTATCCGGCGTCACGTCGACACCGCGCGTCACGTCATCAAAGACCGCGCCGATGCGGGTTGCCGCTTCGTCCAGCACTTCCGGGGTTGCGCGCTTTGCGTTGATGCCTGCTGTTTTCAGGACCGCCGCCGTAAAGGCTTCCTGCTGTTCCACGATCAGCCGCTCACCGCCTGCCGTCAGCCCTTCCTTGCGGCGCAGGGCCTCGCTGCCGACCCGTTGCCCCGCCGTGACAGGAACGCCGAAGTCATCAAGGACGGATGCCAGCTTCAGCCGCTCGGGATCAGCGCCTCCGTAGGGGCTGACGACCTTTGCCGCGCCCTTGGCCGCCAAGCCGGGCAGGATGCCCCCTGCAAGCGCGCCTGCGACCCGTGCAGCCCCTTCGTAAGCGGTGCCTTCTGTGGCCTGCCCTGCGGCCTCTGAGGCCACGCCGGGGACAACGCCAAACCGGGCCAGGTTGGCGGGCGACATGCCGCCAAAAGCCGCAGCGCCCGGCAGGAACTCGCCAACCGTGCCAGCGTATTGCCCGGCGGTTGTCTGGCCCTTGTAATCGGTCGCGCCGCCTGTTGCCCTGGACAAGTTGGCGACCATTGCGCCGCTTGAAAGGTTGCTTTGCGGGGCCTGCCAATCCTGCGGGATGACCCCGGCCTTTTTGCCAGCATAGGTCACGCCAGCGTCAAGCAGGTCGCCGACCGTGCCGGGCAAGCCTGCCAAGCCCGCAACGCCGCGCGCCACGCCAGCCGCCCCGGCCTTTGCAACGTCATTGACGCCGCGCCCGAACCGCTCGCCCGCGCTGTCCACGCCATCGTTCGGATCGCCGATCAGGTTGTCATACAGCGCCTGCCCCATGCCGCGCTCTGGCGGGGGCGGGTTGCGCGTCATGTCCGACAGGCTGGCAAGCCCTTCGGTCATGGCTTGGGATTGGCCGCCGGTCTTGAAGCGGGCAAGTGCCTTCTTCATGACCTCTGGCGAAGTCCCCTCGGGGAACTCGGCAATCGTGCCGTCTGGCAGTTCGACCTCGATCATTCCAATTCCCCGGTTCCAGCGTTGAATTTCAGGCGGCGCGCGCCGGTCTCCGGGGCGGTTGTAGGCGCGCTGTCGGATCGCGTTTCTGCGAAAATGCGGTCCCCAGCCTCGGGGCCGTGGATGACGCGCAACAGCGTTCTTTCGTAGTCCTCAAGATCGCGCAGGAATGTCGGGCTGTTCTGGTTAAGCGCGCCCGCCTTGTCCTGAATGACCTTCATTTCCGGGGCGGTAAGCGCGCCAAGGCCGGTTGCGCCGGTCGGGGATGCTTCCCGCATGGCTTGCAGCGTAGTGGTTGCGGCATTGGCGCGCAGCACGTCAATCTGGCGCTCCACTTCGGCGCTGTCCGTGTAGGGGATGTTCGCAACTAGGCTTGCGCCCAAGCCGCCAAGGTTCCGCTTAGAAGCCGCTTCCCGCGCCCGCGCCGCCGCCGTGGTGATCGTGTCGGTTGCAACTGTATTCGCGCCCGCCGCGCTTGCATCCGCTGCGCTGGTGTCCTCGGGGCCGCCAGGGATGGGGACCATACGGTAGCCAGCGGGGCTGGTCGGATCGACAACGGCAGCGAAGCCTTGCGGGATTGACCCGATTTCAGTTTTCGGCCCCGATGATCCACCGACATTGACAACCGTTTCCGGCGTCCTTGCCGTGCCTTGGGGCAGGATGCCAGCCTTCACGTCTGCCGCCAGCTTGCCCTCGGCCGAAAGCGGCTCCGGCCCGGCGTTCATCTTGAGGATTTCCGCCACGCTCATGAACTGCGCAGCCAGCACTTCCCGGTTGTCAAACTGCCCCACCATTTCAGGCCGCCCGCTTTGCACCATCAGCGCGTCAAAGGCTTCCGGCGTCGGGGCCGCAAGGGCCTGCTTGATGCCAGCCTCAAGGGCCGCCGCTTCCTGCGCCGCTTGCTCTGCGCTCAGGCTCTTGGCGTAGGCCTCGGCCTCGCGCTGCGTTGCCGTGTCCAGCGCGGCCATTTTCTTCGCCGTGAAGTCCATGTCTTGCCGGGCCGACTGCACCCCGAGGATATTCTGCTGCGTCCCAAGTGCGGCGTTTGGGTCCATGCGCGCCAAGGCGTTCAGGGCGTTCTGATCACCGGCCATGATTCGCGCGCCCTGATCCTGGTAAAGCGCGGCAAGGGCGTTCTGCCGGTTCAGGTTGATCTGGCCTTCCGCCGCCACTCGGCCACGGTCCATCGCGCCCATGATGTCCGGCGTCTGGCCCGCAAGGATGATGTTCGGGTTTAGCGCCATGGGTTAGCCTCGCATGGAAAGGGCATTGCGCCCGCGATTGACGTTGAAGAAGGCGCGGGGGTCTTGCCGCATGTCCACCATCTGGAATGGATCCGGCGCGGCCAGGGCGTTCTGTTGCGGGGCTTGGGGTTGGGCCGTCATGCCCGCCAGCGCGTTGCCGGTGGCTGCGGGGGTCGATGGCATAGCCCCGGCTGGCTGGTATGCCTTGCCGCCGAGGTAGGCCGCTTCCCGCCGCGCCCGATGGCTTTCGGCGGGCCGCAGAAACTTGTTGACGATTGCCGCCGCCGCCGTGCCGGTATCGCCCGCGCTGGAAATGGCGTTCCATGCAGCGGCTTCCGGCCCCTGCAATTCGGTCATCAGGAAGTCCATTTGCAGGTTGGGATCGTCCACCGGAACGCCGCGCTCAGCTGCGAAAGCCTCAAGCGCGCGACGGCGCGGGCCGGTCCACTGCATCAGGCCGAAACCGCCCCGCGATCCGGGGACAATCGGCGCGATTTCGTTGATGCCGGGATTAAGCCCGCTTTCGTCGCGGGCGTTCAGCGCGAAGGCTTCGGCAATGTGTGGGGCAACGCCGCGCTGGACTAGCCCGTCAATGAACCAGTCAGCCATTACCGCCCCCCGCCGAACCAAGGCGCAGTCGCGCCGCCAGTTTGCGACCTGTTCAGGTTGCTTTGATAGTTCCACGCGCCGAGGACGTTCTGAATACCGCCGCTCAAGGCGTTGGCCTGCCCGATAGCCCCGGCGGATCGCGCGTTGCCGATGTTGCCGAATGCGTTGGAAATGTTCCCCGCCGCCGCTTGGCTGGCCGCGCCTGACATGGTGGCCGCGCTCATGCCGGTGTCGGCCCGCGCGCCAAGGCGTGACAAATAGTTGCCGTATTCGTTGGATCCGTAGTCCTGCCCGAATTTCAGCGAATCCCGCAAGGCAGCGCCAGACAACAGGCCGCCCCGCGCCGCCGCCGAAGATTGCAAGGCGTCCATGCCGGTTTTCATGCGGAAGTCAAAGCCCGGCGTCTTGGTGTATCCGCCGTAAGGCGTCCCGCCCGTGGTGTTGGCGTTGGCGTAGGCCTGCGCCTCTTCCATGGTGCCGAAGGTCTGGCCGCCAACCCGGAACATCGGCCCCGCATTGCCAAAGCCGCGATTGCCGCCCGCCATCTGCGCCCGCAGGGCTTCCTTTTGTTCGCGGATGTTGCCTGCACCTACGCCCGGAACAAGGTTGTTGAGGAACAGATTGCCGATCCCCACGCCGCCGCCGGTTTGCCCCGGCCTGCCGATGGTCTGCCCGCCCGTCATGCCCACGTCGCCCGGCATGATCGTTTCGATAGCCATTGGCGTCCCGCCAACCATCGGGCGCGCGGCAAGGCCCAGCTCGTAATCAAGCGCCTGCTGCGCCAGATTACCGCCCGTGCGGTAATTCGCCAGATCGTTGCGGATCAGGTCCCGCGTTTCGGTCTGAAACGCAATGTCACGGTTGGCCGCATCGGTCTGCGCCCGCGCCGCCGTCTTGGCCGCCCTGGATTGCCCAATGCCGCTGATAATGCTGCCGCCAACTGCCGCCGCTACTGCCATTGTGGCCTCCATCCAACCATCACGACAGGCTCTGCCAGCGGCAGTGTCCCGTCGATTTCAAAGCCAATCCGGCGACACAGCGCCAGCATTGGCCGATTACTTGCCTTGACCCATCCGATAATGCGCTCGGCCCCGACCTCAGCCGCGTATGCCTGCAAGATCGCCACAGCGGCCCCATCTACACGCCTGACGCCCGGCAAGGCCCCGAGGTGGCCCATCCAGACGCCCGGCCACAGATGCATGTGGAAAGCGCCGCACAGCCCGTCTAGCGTGCGGTAGTCCATCCAGTCGCCCAAGTCCCCGACTGCGCCTTGCGCGGGGTGCGTGAAGTATGGCGCAGCCTCTTGCGCCGTTAGCCGCTGGATCAAATCGCCGTCGCCACAGACACGTTGGCTTGGTATTTCTTCACGTTCACGCCGTCCGACATGCTGATTTCCATGACGCAGGTGCGGAAATAGCCAAGGCGCGGCAAGGCGGGCAGAAGGGCGGTTTGCGCAGCCGACAGTCCGACCTGCAACAGCCCGCCAGCATCGCCAAGGGCTTCCACCTGCAAGATCGGCTCTTGGATGTAGTCGGCATAGGCAACGCGCCATTGCGCTTGCGGTTTGGTCTTGAATGTCGCGGTGCCGGTCCAGCCGGTCCAGTCTTGCCCCACGACTGTCACGTCATAGGCGAACGGCTCGCCTTGGGCGATCTTGATCGGCGGAAGTCTGTCCATGTCGATCCCTTACGCGCTCAAGGCCGCAGCCAGTTTCGCGGCTTTTTCGGCGGATGTGACAACGGTCCCGTATGGCACCGCGTTGGCGTTCTGCTTGGCCCAAACCGCGTCGGCCAAGGCTTCCGGGGAAAGCGGGGTAGCGCCACCCCACGATCCGGACATGGACAGATCGCCCTTCAAGTCTGCCGATCCGGTCAAGGACAAGACGCCCGTGCCTTCCACCGGCACAATCATGGACAGGCCCGCGCCGCCCGTAATGCTGATTGCGCCATCGCCGCCAAGGCCGATAGTCAGCGCAAGCCCGGCGTCCCCGGTAAAGCTGGCTGATCCGGTCCCTGACAGGGTGATGATCAGCGAGGCGTTTGCGTTGTCTGCCGTGAAGGATAGCGTTGCCGTGCCGATCAGCGGCCCGCCTTGCAACAGGTCACCAGCGCCCGCCGTCTGGATGACCGCCTGCCAGGATGACAGGCCGCCCGCGACGATTGGCAGGGTAAACGCGCCGCCCCGTGCGTAGCCATCAGGAACGGAAGCCGTCTGCGGGATCGTCTCACCGTAGAAGATGCTATAGCGTTCGCCCTTGGGCGGGATACGCGGCATGTTGATCGTGGTAACAGATGCGTTGAAGCGGTAGGGCATGAAGCCCGGCCCCGATCTGCTGCCAAGGGGGTATTGCATCGGCTTAGCCCCAAACCGTCTCGACATGGCCGACAAAGGTCGTCGCCGCCGCAACAGCCGCACCCGCGACGAAAATCGGCACAATGCAGGCCCCGTCCTTGATCACCGGCAAAGACGGGATTTGGTTGATCAGGTCTTTCTCGTGGTAAAGTGATGCAACCCCAAGCGTGATTTGTGCCAAGGGCTTTGCAAGGCACAGGGCGAATGTCCCGGTGTTGGCCGCCGACATGGTGACGGATGCCACGTTGCGCACCCCGCTATCGCCCGATGCCAAGGGCAGGAAGGGGCCGTAGTTGTTCGCCGCCGTCCCCGAATGGCTGATGTGGCCGACAATCGCGGATGCGGTCATTGCCACCGTTACAGGCAGCGTGTTGCCGGTGTTGCCCGCTTGGTCAGTGTAGGAAAGCGCAAGGTTCTGCGCCGTCGCACCAGCCGCCGCAGTCTGCACCTGATACAACCGCAAGCCGTCGCCGTTGGTATAGCGCAAGGTCGGGGTGCCGGTGAGCGTCTGCGCCGATGTGGTGTTGTTGGAAATGCCGGGCCAGTAGCCTTGCAGGTCCACCAGATACAGCGTCCCCGGAATGGCCGTCGCAGCCGTCGAAAGCACCCCCATGTTGAGGATATGCTTGATCAGGGTGGACACGTTGCCACCGTGCGGAATGCCGAAAGCCTGCGTCCCGTTGCCGGTTGCCTCGTCGCAGGTGCGCCAAGCCAGCGCCGTGCCAGCCCATGCGTTGGCAACCGGGGATCCGGCAAGCAGGCTCATGTCATAGGAACGGCCCGCCGTGTAAGCGCCTGCGCCGGTGATCTTGTTGAAGTCAAACCGCGAAGTCTGCCCAGCGGAAATGGCGGTCACAAGGTTGTCGATCGATTGGATTGCCATGTGTCAGCCCCAAACAAAAGTGAGATTGCCGAACAGCGAGAACGTCCGCGCTGACCCCGAAGTCATCATGAAAAGCCCCAGATGCGCGCCGTCTGCCACCGCTGGCATGTTGAAGCCGTTGGTCATTGCGAAGTGACGTTCAGTCACCACGGAAACCCCGGCTGCGGCTGAGTTGTGCCGGTTTTCAATCGCGACCATCGGCTTGACGAGGTAGATCGCAAACAGCCCGCCCGGTGGGGTGATGAACTGGATGCTGTCGATTTGCCGAATGCCGGTATCGCCCTCGGCCAGCTTGCAAAACAGCGGGCCAGACGATCCGCCGTTGGCCGTGGTATAGGACGCCTTAGTCACGCCGTAGGTCGTCGTGAACCAGTCAACCGTGCGCCCCGATACCCCGTTGGAGTTGGTATAGCTGACGGTCATCTGCGCCGCCGCAACAGCCGGGGCAACTTGGTTGACCAAGACAGCCCGCACCCCCGCGCCCGTTGCATAGCGAGGCAATGGCAGGGTGTTGTCCATTTCCTGCACGTCCGTGCTATCCCCGTCCAACAGGGGGTAATAGCCGATCAGGTCGTAAATCTGGCTCTCAATCCGCACTTGCCCCGTGCCGGTCGGGGCGGTGTAGATGTTGGCCTCAAGCAGCCGCCGTTCCATGCCAGCCGGAATGTCTGGAAACCAGATTGCGTCATTTCGCACCGCTACAGCCGGGGTGAACGTCGCCGCGTCCCCAATCCGCGCGTCATAGGCTGGCTGTCCCGAGGCAAAGGCCCAATCCGTCCAGGTGTTGTCCCCGGCAACCGCATTTGCGTTCTTGAAGAAACGTTGCGTGTGGATGCGCCCGGCGTCCACTGCGTCCGCAACGTCCTTGATGGATCGCAGCATTACCGGCCCGCCCGCCGCTTGCGGGCATCAGCCCGCGCGCAAAGTTCATCCCACTGCCAAGAAACGCGCGGCCCGCTGTCGCCAGACTTTAGCGGCACTCCGTCAACCAGAATGTCGCCAAAATTTGGCCAGCCGTTCCAAGGCACGTCCCGCAAAATCTCCACGCGATGGCCGTTGCGTTCGAAGGTTTCGCCCTCTGTGTAAAGCAACTGCATCAGTCAACCGTGCCAGTCAGTGCGCCAGCGTTGAAAAGCGGGGTGATCCCGGCGGAAATCGCCCGCGACGCCGACAAAGCGCCGCGATACAGGATTTCCGTCGCACCCGAGGATGCAACCCCAACCGAAAAGTGCGTAACAGTCGCCGATCCCGCCGTGCATTCGCCAAACTGGACAGTCGCCGTGTTGCTCACTTGGTTGCCAGACACCGTGAAACCGCCCGCAGAGCGCGCCACCGCGACACGGGCATACCCCGTATAGGCCGCCTCGGACGTGTTCTGGACGCCCGTTTCACCGGGGTCTGCGGTATGCAGGGCAATGAAGAACGACCCAGCCGCGCCGGATGGTTGCAGCCCGCCCGCGTTGCCGATGTTGGCCCAAGCCGTGTTGTTGAAAAGAAGCTGCAACAGCGCAGTTTCCGAGGCGTTGCTTAGGGACATTGTTCCCGCTCCTTAGCTGTATGAAATGCCGGTCAGGTCGCCGCCCGAGTAGGAAAGCGTCTTGGTCAGGTCGATCCCGCCCGGCGTAGCGCCCGAAAGCACCACGGAAGTCAGATCGCCGCTCGTGTAGTTGAGGGTCTTGGTGATGCCGTTGGCGTAGACCACAGATGTCAGGTTGCCGCTCGTGTAGTTCAGCGTCGCCCCGGATGCGTCCAGGTTCTTCGCCACGGTCTCGAATGTCGGGGTGCCGCCGCTGCCACTGGCCCCGGAAATGGTCAGGCTGCCCGCCGCGTCGTTGTAGTTGAGCGTGATGTTCGTGCCCGCGACAAGCAGGCTTGCAACCCGGTCGTCTACACGCTCTGCGAAGTTGTCGATGGTCCAGACGGTGCCGCTGCCCGATACCGTAATGTCGCCCTTGTCGCCGTCCGTGACGCCCGTTCCCGGCCCGCCGCCGATACCACCGCCAGCGTTGGCGATTTCCCGCGCCAGCGCCTGAACGCCAGCCTGCGTGAAGTTGCCAAGCTGATCAACATAGCGAATGTCCGTGCGCAGCATCAAATCACCGTCACGTCAACTTCTGCCAATAGCGGCACGTCCACCGCCGCCGATTGCGATAGTTCCATGGTGGCCTTGCGGAATTGCCCCAACTCACGCCAGACAAGCCGCGTGTCGTAATGCCCCGGCCCGCCAACGCCACGATCCTTGCCGGGGCCAAACTCGATCCCGTCGCGCGACGTGCGCAGCGTGACCTTGGCCTCTGTGAGATCCCCGTCGCCCTGAATGTCCACGCCAAGGCGCGGGAACGCCTCTACACTGGCAATCCGCACCCGGCGCAGTGGCTCCAGCGTCCGCGAGATGTAGCGCCGCACCAGAGGCTCGTCGAAGTCAAGGCAGGCGTCTTGCAACTTGACAATCTTGCCGCTGCCCGTGCCGACAATCCAGGTGTTGTCCAACTCCACACTGGCCCGTGCATCCCATGGGCCGCCGCTTTGAGACCGTTCGTGCCATTCGCCGGTTGCCGTGTCATAGCACCACGCCGGGGTGTCCCTGAACGCAAGGCAGATGAAGCCATGCCCGCGCTGTTCATAGTAGAACATGCTTTGCGGCTGGAAGCGGTCGATCGCCACTTCAAGCGGCGGCGTTGAAATCGGCCCGATGCCCGCCGCATACACCCGCCCATCCGTCGCCACATAGGCAAAGCCGTTGGGGTAGGTCGTGATCAGCCGATATGCCGCAAGGCCCGGCTCTTGCATCGCGCCGCCGATCCGCTGGAAGGCATCCGGGCCAGCCGATCCCGACACGGCCCATTGTTCAAAACCGCTCGGCTTGAAGATGTAGAGCGAGTCCTTGAAGGCGATGATCCGGGTAATCGCTTCCGGCGTGATTTCCGCAGATGCGAAGTCAAGGCCGTCGAAGGTCGTCGGGTCCGCAAGGTTTGACCACGCGAATTGCCGGTCATTGAACTGCGAGACCACCGTATAACCGCCAAGGACGGCAACAGACGCAGGTTCCGTTACCGCGCCAGTCCCAGCCCCCGATGTGAGGTTGACCAGCGTAGAGCCGTTCCAGTGCCAATACTGGCGGTTTGCCACCACCACGACAAGGCCGGTGCTGCCCGCAATGCCGCAAAGCTCATCCTCTGCGCCCAAGTCATCGATCAGCAAGACAACGCCGGTCGGGGTGATGCGGTAGAAGCTATCCGCAATCACCGCGAAGATATTGCCGTTGGCAACCGCCAGCGCCCGCATGAATGACCGGTCAATGTCGACAAATTCCTTCATGCCCGGCACGGCCCGTAGCACCGCACCAGACCGGCCACCGGGCACCATCGGCTCACGATAGCCGTTGATCAGCCGCGACGGGTTGCCCGCCGGGTTGTCAGCGTCCCGTGCGGTCTGGCCGGTGAATTCCAGCTTCATCAGAAGCGCCCACCGCGCCGGTAGTAGGGCCGCCGCAACGCCCGGTCCAGCTTGGCGTCGGGAATGATCAGGTAAGCCGCAGCGAGACCACGCTTGAACGCGCTGTCATCAAAGCCGGGCTGCGAATAGTTGGGCGACAGGCGGCTTGCCAGCATGTAGACAAGCCCCTCGTGAAACTCTGGCAGCATGTCGAACTGGTCCGGCAATTCGGCCTCGTTCCATGCCACGTCGATGCCTTCAAGGGCTAGGGCGCTCATCATCATGTTCAGCGCAAACATGCCCTCGGCGGCTTGGTCAGCCGTCATTGGCTCGTCGGACGCCACCACGCCAATCTTGCGAAAGGCCGCTTGGACAATATCCCGGCAAGTTGCCATGGCGTCACCTCGTCAAAGGGCAGGGGCGGCCATGACAGCCGCCCCCGTTGTCATCAGCCAGCCAGACGGCAGGCCAGATCGGGGTAGATCGCCTTGACGCCGTAGAGGATGTCCAGGCGGATCCGGTCGCTGTCGGTCGTGAAGTCGTAATCCTTGATCACGCGCATCGACAGGCCGTTGTAGCTTTCGCGGGCCTTGAAGCTGGCACCGTCCGGCATGTCCAGCGGGCAAGTCACCAGCGCAAAGGCGTTCTTGTGGAAGCCGATGTTGACCGGGAATTGCGCGTTGGCCGAACCGACGAAGGTGATCGCCGCGTTGTCCGCAGGGGCCGCCGAAACGGTCTGCTGCGGGCCAGAGACGATGATCGCAGGCGAGATCGTCAGGGTCAGGTTGCCCGATGCGTCGGACGACCCGTTGTTCAGAACGGTGAACTGCTGCAAGTAGGGCATGACCTGCTTTGCACCAGTGCGCGGGACCGGGTTGACCGCGAACACGCCCGCAATGGTGAACACGTCACCAGCGCGAACACGCAGCGCAGCGGCGGCGGTCCAGCCGTCCGTCACCAGCGTCTGCGACCAGTTGTTGCCAACGGCGTTGGCATAGGTCACAGCCTGCGCGCCGCCGTTGACCAGCGGGGTGCCGCCCAGCGGGCCGACAGTGTGCGTGGCGATGTTCTGCGTCGAGTAGGTGTCGAAGGTCGCCACACGGCCCATGAGGGCTTCCTCGTAGGCGGTCTTCTTCACCACGCCAGCGCCTTCCAGCACCATCTGGTTGCCCGCGACGGCATAGCGGCCAGCGGGGTTCAGCACCATGGAACGGTTGGACGAGTCCACCGCCATTTCGTCAAGACGCTGGGCCGCCGCCGCAATCGCTGCGTAGTTGGCCGGGGTCGTGCCGATAGTGCCGACCTGGTTCCAGACAGACGAATAGAGGTTGGCAATCGACACGTCCACATCGTTTGCCAGCGCGATAGCGGCGGGCTTGATGTAGCGTTCCGAATACTCCTCAATCGAAAGCGTCAGGTCCTGGGTGTTGAACTCCCATGCGACGTGCTTGCGCTGGTCGATGGTGATGTTCGTGGTCTTTTCTTCAACGTCTTGCAGGACGGCGGTCGCGCCGTTGGTGACGTTGAACTTGACCGGGCGACGGATCGCCACGGACGAACCTTGGCCGCCGGTGAATTCCTTCTTGTATTCACGGTGGACGCGGTTGGCGAGAACAAGGTTGTTCTCAAGCTGCATAAGCGCCTCTTTGGCGATCATGCTCGGGGTGACAAGAGTGTTAGGCATCGGTCAGGCTCCTTACCTGATTTTCCCGGCCCGACGCGCTGCGATGTAGTCTTCCATCGACAGCTTGTCAGCGACCAGAGATGCGCCAGCCCCGCCCCTCACAGGGGTAATCGGCGGCGGCGCGTTGGTTTCGGTTCTCGGCTTGGGTGCCTGAACGCTGGCCTCAATCCGGCCAATCGCCCTTGCAGCTTCCACCGCGTTCATGCCTGCGATCTGCGCGGCCAACGCGCGGTTCTGACCAAGGAAATAGGCAACGTCCGCGCCAACATCTGACGTGGCGATGATCTGCCCCATGGTGGCCGTGATCGGCACATCCTTGGACAGTGCAACCGCCTCGAAGTCGGCATAACGCTGCTTTGCTTCCGCGACTTGGGCCGTCCACGACTGCTCGATAACGGCGCGCCCTCTCGCGTCAATTTCCTGAATCTTCGCTTCTGCGGCCTGCGCCGCTTCGTCGGCCCTGTTCGCTTCTCGCTCCCGATAGCGCTGCTCTGCGCCCCAAATGGCTTTGGCGGCGGCATACTCAATCGGGTCGGGAAAGTCGGACTCTTTCGGCGGGGCTTCCTTCTGGCCCGCCTCAAGGATGGCGCGCTTTGCAGCCTTGGCATTCTCAGCCTCGGCCCGCGCCTGTTCAGTCTCGGCCTGCAACCGCGCCCGATACGCCTTTTCGCGTTCGCGCCGCTTTGCAGCCTCGCTCTTCTTCTCCTCGGGCTGCTCACCCTCGGCGGCTGGGCTTTCAACCTGGCCTTCTGTCTGTTCGCCCTCGGGCGCTTCCACGACTTCTGGGCCGACCTCGGGGGTCAGCGCGCTAGTGTCTTCCATGGTTTCCTCTGGGTTTGGTTACATCACCCGTGGCGACTGCATCAGCGCAGCCGCAACAGCCTGTTCCACGCTGGTTTCCACCAGCGCCTTGATGTCGCCTTGCATGGCGGCAACTTCGATCTGCGCCTTCTGCGCCTCGGCCTGCGCCTTCATGGCTTCAGCCTCAGCCTTGGCCGCCTTGGCCTCGGCTTCGCGCATTTCCAGCGCCTGTGCGGCCTGCTGCGCCTGCATTTGCATCTGCTGCTCTCGCATCTGCGCTTGCTTGGCCTGCATCTGTTCCGGCGTCATTTCCTCTTCGTCTTCCTCGGCAATGCCGGGCGGAAGCATCTTGCGCAGACGTTCGGCGGCCCGATCCGCGTCGGTCCATTCCAGCGTCTTGGCGTAAAGATCGCCCAACAGCGGGGCCGCCGCAGGGTAAGCCCGGAAGAACTCCTCCATGCCCGCCCGCGTCTCTTCGCGCTTGGACGAATAGGATGGGCCAACCGCGACACGGACCTCATACTTGCCGATCGACAGGTCATTCACTGGCATGATCCCGTCTTGGCTGATCATCATGTCGTTGATGGTTTCCATCTTCTCCTGGCCGTCTTCGCCAAGAACGCGAACCACCCGCCGCGCGTCGTAAATGCGCGGGATCATGTCCACCAGGATCGCACCAGTATGCGACACGGCCTTGACCATGTTGTCGGAATAGATCGACGTTGCGTTTTGGCTTTCCTCTTTGCGCGCGAGGATGGCCCGCCCAGAGGTCTCGTTTGACCGTGCGCCAAGGCTGGCGTCATAAATGCCGGTCGTGCGCTTGATGTCCTCTGCCGATACCTGGATTTCGGTCATCAGGGCTTGGGACGCAATCGGTGGGCTGACACGCTGCGGTGCGCCACCGGCTGCGGGGTCGGGGTTATACGGCAGATAGGCGCGGTTCTTGTGGCCCGCATCCGCCCAAATCTCCTCAAGCCCGGCAATCTGCGTGGTCGAGACCATGTAAGGCGCTTTGGGCTGCAACGCCGTGACCTCGGCCTGCGTCGACCGGGCGTAATTGTAAAGCCGCTGCGGATCCTTCGCAAAGCGGATCACGCTGCTGCGATAGGTCTCCTCGCCAAGGTGCCATTCCTCGCCCGTGACAGCCACAATCGGGATGTAGCGGCAAGGGAAGTCCATCGGGCCTTCAAGCACGTCATGCGCGCTGATCTTGGCCCATTTGACCTTTGGCTCGCGGACACTGCGCTTCTTGGCGATCTGGAAGCCCTTGGGAAACGGCCCCTTGATCACCTGCCCGGAAGGCAACAGCCCAATCTCGTATTCGTCGTGGTCAATCCAGAAGTATTCCGCGACAACCACCTTCTCAGCCGATCCCCATTGTTCGATATGTGGAATTCGGTGATCGCTGGTCACATCAGCCGGGCGCGCGTTGGGGTAAAGCCGGGTGAACTCTTCCTTCGCAATCTCCTCCACGACAAAGGCATAGCGCGCGTCCTTGCGGGTCGGATGCTTGGCGAAGGGGTCGAAGAACACCGAAAACGGGTTGTAAATCCGTTCGATCAGGGCTTCCTGGTCAAAGCTGGTGCCGTCGCAGTAGTCCGTCCGCACACGCCAGTAGCCAATGGATGACGCCGCCGCTTGCTCCGTCGCGGCCTCATATACGCTGCTGGCGTCGCATTTGTTCTCAATATGCCGGATCATGCCTTCGATGATCGCAGCCACGTCCTTGTTGGCCGCACTGTCAGCCGGTGCCACGCGGATTGCCGGGTTGAGGGATCTGATCTGGCCCGTCACCTGCCGCACGTTCTGCGCCATGATGTTGACCGTAAGGCATGGGCGCGCGTCGGCCTCACGCTCTTGGCGCTCTTCGTCTTCCCACTGGTCGCCCACGACGAAACGCAGGTCATCCTCGGCACGTTCCCGGTGGATTTGATCGGCGGAATACGCCTCATCCATCCGCTGGCGGGCCTGGCTGATGATCTCGTCAGGTTTCACTTCATCCACCCTTTGCCCGGCTTGATCGCATACCGGCTGGCGTCCACTTGGCGCTCGGTCATGCCGGGGAATAGTTCGGTCATTGCCCACACCAGCGCGTCCACGCGGTCGGGGCTGCCCGTTCCTTCAAAGCCTGCGGTCGTCATCTGCGTCATTTGGTTTTCAAGCGCCGGGAACGATCCCACATGCGCAACCCGGCCCTGCTCATACAGCGAGGCGATAGGCTCGGCCCTGACATGCTTGCCACGGCTGGCCCTGACTTCCTTGATCTTCACGTTCGGGTCGATGGTGCGGATCGTATGCGCCACCATGTCCCCGCCTTGGTTGACCTCGACCACAATCGCGTCCGCGCCCCAGCTGCGGTAAAGGCTCACCGCGCGCTTGGCCCACTCATTCGGGCTGCCGCTGATGCTGGCATCCTCAAGGACGATCCCGCGCTGGTCAGACAGGCCCGCGACGATAATCCCGTGTTCGTCGCTGCTTTCCGTCGCCGTGACCGCCGGGTCTACCGCAACCACGATCCGCCCCATCTGCGGGGCTTCCCTTAGCCGGTAAGCGTCCAGCGTGCCGATCGACCAAAGCGCGCCGGGAAGATCGCCAAGGATTTCCGCCTCAAGTTCCTGTCGGCCTAGCCGGGTGCCTTCGTATTTCGCCTTGAGCATCGCCAAGGCTGACGGGGCCAAGTTGGCCGCGTTGTCAAAAGTGCTGCCCCGCGTCACCTTGGTTGTCGAAGACCCGACAAGCGACTTCACCAGCGGCGTAGGCTTTGGCGTGGTGGTCACAACCACTTGCGGATGCTGCCCAAGCCGCAAGCCGAACATCAGCTGATCCCAAGCCTCGGGATAACGCCAGGCGGCCAATTCGTCGGCCCATGCCCGGTTGTGCTGCGGCCCGCGAAGGCGCTCAGGCTCATCCGCAGAGAATGTCTTGTATCGCGTCCCGTTGGTCAGGATCAACTCACCGAGGCTGCGGTTCCACGTCTGCACGGCTTCACGGGGAAGCACGTTCAGCAAGCCGCTATCGCCTTCAATGCAGGTGTCCCGCGCGTCTGCGCTGGTGGGTGCCACAACGGCAATGCGCCAGCCCGGATTGGCTAGGCCAGCCCATGCCACGTCCTCTGCGCCGGTGCGGGTCTTGCCCCATCCACGGCCCGCAAGGATCAGCCAAGTTGACCAGTCGCCGTCTGGCGTAATCTGGTCAGGCCGGGCTGTCTGCTTCCACTTCACCCGCGCCAGTATCGCGGCCTGCTGGTGCGGCTCCATTGCCGCCCATAGCTGCGATGAAGGTTGCAAAAGCGTCATCCGCGCTCACTTTGTGCAGGTGTTCGCCATTTTCCCCCGCGCCGGAAAGCGCGACAGATGACAGATCGGGTAGCGACTTGCGCAGAAGGATTTCGATTGCCTTCAAGCGCGCGCTATCAATTTCAATGGGTTGGTCGGTTTTGGGGTCTGTGCCGCCTAAGGCAAAGTCTTGCAAGCGATTTACAAGCTGACTGGTTTTGATCTTGAGGCGCACATCGGCCTGATGCGCGGCGTTTAGTCTGGCTGCCATGTTCGCTTGATCACGGCGCGCGGGGGCCGTGCCTCTTGCTGTGGGATCAGTCCTGCTTGGGTGCCATGCCGTAGAAGGACAGCACGGCGTCAAGTTCCTGCTTGGCCTCGGTGAAGTCGATGCCATCAGCCCGCGCGGCCTTCATGACATCGCGGCCCTTGGTGATGAACGGCTCAAGCTGCCTTCGCATGTCGTCGAGGTTGGCTTGCTGCACTGTGTCGCCTCTTGCTTGGCGGTGAGGCGAAAAGGCTGACATGGCCCTCTGTTGTGCATCAGAGACCCGCTTCAAGCGCGCAAAGAAAACCTCTGGCGTGATCGGCGTCAACTTAGCCCACCTCCCGAACACGCGGACGAAGTGCTGGCCTTCTTCATGCTTGAATGTCGCGGATCGCTCCGTGGCAAAGCGGCCTGACGAGTCACGGTAGGTTGTCAGCACTTCTTGCCGCCACCCTTGCGCTTGGTCATCTTCTTCATGTCCGCCCCCTCTGGATTGCGTTCAGTCTGGCGCTTGCGGCGCTGTCGCACTTTTCCGACCAGATGTAGCGATGGCGAAAGCCTGCGGGGGCGCTTTGACAGCGCACCAGAAAGCAGGCCACGGCCCAAAACCCGCGCTCTGCCTGCGGGCTGGCGTCAACGCGCCTGTCCTTGATGATGCGCACGTCCTGAAGGCTGCCCGTCATGCCCGCCCCCTGCAATGCGGAACGCCCGGCAGGGTTTATCCCTCCGGGCGCAACAACTTCCGATTTTTTCCAGCATACGCAGATGGGGTCACTTGTCAAGCGCTTTCACTCGCATCTTTTCATTCGCCTGAACTTAAACCGCCAGCCGCGCCAGTTGCACCACGCTTCGCCTCCGTAGCGTTCGCCGTAAAGGGGGGGCTTCCACGGCGCTTTGATGTGCAGCCACCAGTCGCACAGGATGAAGCCAAAAGAACCATCTTTCCACTTCCACCATACCTGGTTCATTTCACCACCATCCGCAAAGCCTGCACGGCAACACTGCCTGTTGTGGTTGGCTTCCGGTCGCGCCACAAGTCGCCATCGCCTAGGAAGCCGTTCAGCGCGCCGCGTAGCGCCCATTTCAGCGGGGGTGCGGGCAGGGCGTTGATCTTGGCTTCCCACTCGGCCCAGGACTTCTTGGCGGCCTCAGCCCGTTCGGCTGGGGTGCGCAGGTCCACGCGCAAGCTGGGGTCGGTCTCCATCGGCTCTGGCAGCATGGGGATTGCCGCGCCTTGCGGATCGCCTGTCTGGCCTATCACCAAGAGGCGATAGTTGCGATGGCTTGCGGACAGGGCTTCCCAGGCGTTGACCAGATCGGCGCGGTCATCCCCGGTGGCCATGTGGCGAATGCACAAGCCCATGTCGGTGCCGCAGATGGGCTGTTGCGCTTCCTTGGGATCGGTAACGCCGGATCTGCGGATGCGGGCGGTGGTGACGGTCAAGCGGGCGTCCTCCGGCTGGTTGGTGTGGCGGCGGTCGCGGCCTGTGGGGCGCTGGTCTACGGATTGGCCGCCGGGCAGGCTGATCTTGCGGCGGCGCTTGCGTTCGGCTTTGCTGGTCATTGCCTGTATCCTCTGAAAGCGGGCCGCTGGTGGCCTCTGTGGGTTTCGGGTGTCCGGTATCGTGAAAACGCGGGAAGGCCGTTTCTCGGCGCGCTGGTGAAGCGTGGCGGGGTGTTACAGGTCAAAGCCCTCTTGCACGGGCGCTTGGCGGGCTTGCGGGATCAGCAAGTCAGGCTGGCGGGCGGCCTCGTCCACGCGCTTGCAGGCGATGGCGAAATAGTCCGGGTCCAGTTCAATGCCGGTGCCGTTGCGGCCCATGCGTTGGCAGGCGACTAGCGTGGTGCCGCTGCCCATGAAGGGGTCTAGGATGGTCTGAGCGTTGGGAAGGAAGCCGAGGCACCATTCCATCAAGGCGACTGGCTTCTGGGTGGGGTGAAGGCGCGTCTTTTCTTTGGCGTGAAGCCCAGAACCGTTGTAAGTAAACTGCTTCACCGCGTCACCAGGCAGGCTTGACCATGCAAGCTCGCCATCGCCAAAGCTTGGCATTGTCTGGCATTTGTCCCAAAACAGCCATTTGCCTTGCGGCGGCAAAAGGTCTGCGAAAAATTGGCCGCCCCAGATGATATGAGCATCAGCTGAATCGGTGATCAGGTTAAAGGCGTCAACTGGCGGTCGGTCGGCATCCCATCCGCCAGCATATCGCTTGACGTGCCGTGCGCGCCGAACTCCATCGCCAAAGCCTGAAAAGCCGCCAGTTCCCACGCCGCGATCCATCTTGATTCCATACGGCGGGTCAGTCACCACCGCGTCAAACCGGCCCAACAGCGGCATGACTTGCAGGCAGTCGCCAAGGATCAGCCGCTGGCCGCCAATGCGCTCTTCCTTGATGATCATTCCACCCGCTCCCACATCGTCGTGTGTTGTCCCACGCGCCGGAACTTCACCCGGCCCTCGTCGCCAAGCTGCGAAAGCAAATCGGTCGCGTAGCTTTTGCCGAACCCAAGGCGCGCGGCCACTTCCCGGCTTGTTGCAGGCAGTAGCGCGAGTATCTGCTCCTTGCGATCAGCCT